TGCTGCCGAAATACCAAAAGCTCTAGTCCAGTTTGGTCTTCCTGGTACGCTCGTGTTTAGGGCGACCAGGGGGTCTAATAAAGCTACCCAAATAGCAGCAACTGCTGCAGCCGAAGGTCTTGTTGCTGAAGAAGATATGAAGACCTTTGGCGACACCTATCTGCCAAACCCTCTGACCAAGACACAAGAACTTGAATTTCTTGAAGGACAAGAACGGGCCTTTGCTGCTTTATACAATAAGGGTAAGACAGGTCTTGAAGCTGCTGCGCTCACTATGGGCGTCCCGTTAGCACTAACAGGTGCTGGCGCAGTGATAAAGACAACATCTAAAGTTGCGGCAAACGTCCCAGGCGTTAGAGAAATTGCTGATGGCCTTGTTGCTGTTGGCGAAGGTTTTGGCGAAACCGTTAGGCGCATGGAAAAGTCTAGTCCGCTTGTCAGAAAAGCTTTGTCTCAAGTGAGATTTAGAGGCGACTTACCAGATGAAACTACAGCAGAAATAAAATCTTTATATGCAGCTAATTTGGCAAGACTCTCTCATCAGAACGAAGTTGCGTTTAAAGATTTAAACACCTCCTTAGAAACCATGATGAAGTCTGGTAAGGAAAATGGCTACACTCAAGAGATGATAATTAAAGCTCTTGATGACTTCATCAATCCAATGACCGATGACTACATAGATCCATCAGATGTTGCTGGTTTACAAAAAGCAAAACTTGACGCGAAAAACAAACAAAATGAAGCGGCTAAATTGCTGATAGAGATGGACAAAAAGATGGGGTTTGTCAAAAGCGACAGACTCAACGTCAATACAAAGTCTAGCGCGATCAAATCCAAGCTAAGCTTGTTTCGCTCAGCAAAAAGAGTGCGAGAGACAATTGATGAATACAGTGAAGAGATACTAGGTCGCAAAGAATATTTGCCAGAGGGAGCAGAAGAAACCATCGCCGGGCAAATGGGCTTGTACAGTACCCGACAGTACAGAGCTTTTTTGTCTGATAATTATGAAGCAGACCCTGCCAAGTACGAAGCTGCGCTTCGTGTAATTAGAGAAGCCATTGTAAAAAGTGATCCATCCGCTGCAAGTCAACTAACTCGTGAGCAGTTAGATGAGATGGCAGCAACCAATCTGTCTTTGATCACCCAGAAAGGCCAGTTCAATAACGTAAAGGTTTCTCCAG